GGTCGACATGGTCTACCCTTCCCCCGTCTTGGTTACCGGAGAACCCAGAGCTTGGCAGCGAGACTTGGAAACACGTCTTAATGCAGATGCCAACGACAGAGAGATTATCTTCGTCGTGGATACAATCGGTGGGTGCGGAAAATCCTGGTTTATTCGGTGGTGGTTATCTCGAAAGGGAGAACTCACACAGCGCCTCAGTGTTGGAAAGCGAGATGACCTCGCTTATGCCATCGATGAATCAAAGCGTTACTTCCTCTTTGACATACCCAGAGATTCTGCAGAGTTTATCCAGTACAACATCCTTGAACAGCTTAAGGACCGCTTAATCTTCTCTCCGAAGTATGTTTCTCGCACAAAGATGTTACAGGAGGTACCTCACGTTGTTTGCTTCATGAACCAGGACCCTGACAGGACTAAACTATCTGCGGATCGATACAAAGTAATTAATATCCGCCAACTTTAGGGTTGTACCCCAGCGATGCATCAAAGTAAAAAAAAAAGAAAAAAAGTAATAAACAAGCCAACTTTTAGGGTTGTAATGTATCGATGCAACTTAGGTGTAATAAACAAGCCAACTTTTAGGGTTGTAATGTATCGATGCAACTTAGGTGTAATTAAAAGCCAACTTTTAGGGTTTTACCCCCACCGATGCCTCCCAGAATACCCCATAAGAGGGGGTTAGGGGAGTGAATATATTTAAGGATCATGATGATATGCCTTGACTTTAAACTGAGTGTTTAATGCGGCAGGAGATACGCCTGCATCGGCAACGGTATTAAAAATATCGCACCAATAAAGCAGATATATATTGCTTCCAGGATCCACTGTCGCTCCTCCGTCGCCGTCATATTGAATACTTCGTTTGATTGGAACATACCAATTTAAATTCATATACGTCCGGCCGCTTGCCTCTGTCGAGTTACCAGCGTTAAGTCGATATCTTCCGTGTTTAAGTACTCCGTACTTATCAGTGTTCAAATTACTGAAATGAAATTCGAGTGATGATAATTCATTACTGAAATCAATGGCTCTTACAGTTCCGTCGTGGCGGAAGAATTCGTGTTCCGGTTGGTTCGTCAGGTCCCTTACGTGGACTACCGCAACATTTAAATAAAGAGGTTCGTTAATCACGTTTTGGAATTCACCGAGGATCTTAATACCTGACAACTGAATATTGTGTCGTTCACGGCCGTCGATTGTATCGGCTTTGGTAATATTCGTTAAGGATTCAAATTTCAATGTGCGCGTGCCGATCGTGGCCGTGTCTTTGAATGTTTCCGTTACTTTCGCTTTCTTAAGTGCACGTCTTGCACCAATTAGAGCACGTGCTCCTAAACCCACCGCGATCCCCTTAAGCCCAAACCGTCTTGCAAAGCGGCCGGTCGCTCTACCATATCGGCCGGCTCGCGAAAGCGAACGACTTCGCATTGCGTTTTTCGAAATCCTACGACGTACGCGACGATTAAAAGGTACAGCATATTTACGCTTGTAAGCCATTTTGGCATTGGTTCCATAGGCTTCGATTATGTTCGACAAAAAATAAAGTTTTCCGCGTGCGCGGGAGACACAAAAAGTTGCTGGTCCAGTATTACCCAGCAACTTACATCCCATCCCATGCCTCCAAGAGCTCGCTCACAAGGCACCCGGTGGGTCTTCACTCTCAACAACTACGTCGCCGAGGATCTCGAGCGTCTGACCGCAGTCGGGCAACATGATACCACGCGTTATCTCATTTTCGGAAAAGAAACAGGCGAGTCGGGTACCCCGCACCTTCAAGGCTTCGTTATCTTCAAATCGAATCAACGTTTTGAAGCCGCGAAAGAAGCCATCCACCCGCGCGTCCACTTGGAGATTGCTCGTGGCACCTCCGCTCAAGCCTCGCAGTATTGCAAGAAGGATGGCGATTTCACCGAGTTCGGTGAATTCCCAGGATCTCAGGGCCGCCGAAACGATTTTGCAGATTTCAAGGAGTGGGTCGGCCAACAGCCTTCAAAGCCAACGTGTCGACTTGTCGCTACAGAATGGCCATCCCTCTTTATCAGATATTCAAGGATTATGGAATGGGTCGACATGGTCTACCCTTCCCCCGTCTTGGTTACCGGAGAACCCAGAGCTTGGCAGCGAGACTTGGAAACACGTCTTAATGCAGATGCCAACGACAGAGAGATTATCTTCGTCGTGGAT